TTACCCATTAAAGACGAAAAATTGTAATTTGATAGATTTTCAAAGACCTATGGATTCATTTACAGATAAAGCAGAAATATTATATTATACAATTCGTGATACGTTGTCATATAATAATGTTATTTTTCTAGGTGGATTTGCTACTAGATTGTATAGTAAATATGAGAAAAACAAACGTGATTATGTGAATGTAAAGAAAATTCCGGATTTTGATGTAGTAGTTGAAAATCCCCAACGTGTTGGGGTAATATTAATAGAACAGCTTCATAGTATTGGATTTAATAAACTGAAATTAATTGAACACGAACAAATTGGTGAAATTATACCTAAATCTTATGAAGTGCGTATGCAAAATGAAACATTAGTATTTTTATATGAACCAATTGCTTGTCATAGTTATAATATAATTCAAATAAATAATTATAAATTACGTATTGCGACAATTGATACAATGTTGGCATTTTATCTGGCATTTTATTATTCAGATGAACCATATCATGATAAAGAGCGAATATTATGTATGTGTAATTTTCTTTTTGATATAGAAAGTAAAAATCGTTTAGCGCAAAAAGGATTATTAAAGAGGTTTAGTATAAACTGTGAAGGAAAACAAGCAACATTAGAATCGATTCGTTCAGAGAAAGTGAAAAAATTTGAGGAGTTGAGAAGTGAAAGAGGATCTAATGAATATAATTTATGGTTTTTGAAATATTCAGTTGGATCTAAAAATACAAATTCGAATTATTCTAAAAAAAGTGGAAAAAATAAAACTAGAAGTAATAAGAAAAAAACAAAAACTACAAAAAAGAACACAACTATATTAAGTAAATTGAAAGAAATATTTTAATTAGAATATGAACATTAAATTATCTCTTCTAAAAAAGAAATATTATATATATGTATATATATTAATGAGTAACATTTTAGCAAATCAAAGATTATTACATAATTTTGTCTACAAAGATAATAATTTAGAAATAATTGATACTTTATATTATCGATTAAGAACAGATAATGGATTGACAAATAGTGTTAATGTCGAGTTTACACCGTTTGTCGAAGGCACAAATGTGGATCAAAGTGAATTATATAGTGGAATTTCTGTTAGATATATGGCGGAACCCGATTTTTCACAAGCAACAAATGACGTATTATTCTTTCAAGGTTATAGAACAGGACCACTTGATATTCCTAATTTTGCTAACTATCCGCCTCTTTATAATGAAACACTTACTATTAAAGCAATGGAACCAGAAACTGATGAAATAGAAGGTTTTATACAAGCAAATGCGATTTATGAAGATAGTGGTACAACCAATGTAACTGAGATACCTAGTGTAGATTACAATGTATCCATTGCAAATGGTATTTTTTCAGGTGCTAAAATCGTGAGAATAACATTTGATAACGATGGAACAATGGATAATGTAGGTGGTCCTACAGGAACAACTAAATCACGCTTAGTTGAGATATTGGGATTCGTTTAATTTATATAAATACTCTGATTATATAAATTAAATTTATACATTGGCATAGCCGTATATTTGTACTTCTCTGGTATAATTAGCATTATCATATAAAAATCTTACAACCTTTGCTCCAGAATAAATACCATTCGAATAATCTACATAAAAATCTTCTTGTGGAGTTTCTGTCGTTGATGATATCCCTGAATCAAAATAAATAGATTTGGCGTAAAAGTTACCTTGATTACTTGTATAATTCGCCGTTTCATAGTATAATGCTGGGATATCTTTCCAACCATTCGTATTACTTGGACTTCGTATAGCATCAAACCAAATAAAATTATTTGGATATATAATTGTATATGTTGAATCGGTAGTAATTACTGATCCACACCCACAATAAGGCGTATTAACATCGATGAAAGGTAGATATGTTATAGTATTTTGATATTGAGATCCATAAACTCTTTCCGGCAGTAGGTAATAAACTTTTCCTAATAAATCCATATTTTCAACATTATCATTGTAAATATCACTACTATTATAAAATAAATTCATAATTTTATTAGTGGACATGAACTCATCTGATAAAGTATTTGTTCTTCCTGTTACTTTACGAGGTAAAGTATACCCACTATTTCGAGTTTTTTGTTTTGCTCTATTTTCTTCTTGTACCGCTGTTAGATTTGTTTGAAATATACCATTTGTGTTCATAATTTTTGATGTATTTATAGCATTTTGTTTTTTTTTTGAAACTATTGACCCAGAACTTTTATCAGTATTACTCATAATATATATATAATATATTATAATTTATTTTTTACGTTCATAGAATTTATTTTTCACTTCTTGTGATAAAATAACTAAATGATGTCGTTCAAATGCCTCCGGTGTATCATAATAATAAGCGAAATTTATATCACCTTTTCCAATACCAGGCATTGAGGCTTTGAAATAATAGTTTTCATTATTTGAACCGACACGATCATTGCTACGAATACCAGTATATGGACATCTTATAAAATTACCGGTATTTAGGACGGTACCATAACATTCAATTTTGATTTTTTTCTTACCTTTAATAATAAAATATTTAATATATCCGGTATCCTTGGGTAGTCTTAACATTTTTTTTACTTTATCACTGTTTTCTGTACGTACGGTTTTCTCTTCATCACTAATATTAGATTCAGTATCACTAATAACTTCTAGGTCATCAATAAATGATTGTATAACTTCTTCCTTGCTATAAATATGAGCATCGCTATCAGAAACTTCTTGTTCCATTGACATGGGTTATATGTAGTTTATATAGACTAGTATGTAACTAATTATATACTTATTTACAAAAGAATCTTTATATTGGTTACAAAAATGGTTTTATCCGTAACGTACGATAAATATAAATATAATTATATATAAAATGAGTAACGCATCATATTGGGCATTAACAGGAGTATCTTTTATATCTTTTGTATTATCATCATTTTTCTATTTATATATATTCCGTAAAAGCGCGGCAGTTGATACAAGTGTTGATAAAAAAAAAATTTTGGAAATTGAAAATCAAACGAGAACAAGAAGACCCCTAGTTCTATTCAGTATTTTATTGTCATTGGCATTTTTCTTTTTCTCTTCGTTTCGTTTAGCCAATATGGAAGATAATTATTGCGCAAATGTAACCATTTTATGGATAATATTTCTTAGTATATTTAGTCTCTTTGCGGAAGGACCTAAAATGTATAAATATATAGCACCAAGATAAACAATATCTATAAAAAAATATATAAAACAAGATTATATATATTTTAATATGGACATTCCTGAAAATTTTAAACAAACAATTAATGATTTTACTTCCGATATAAATAATACCTTTCCTGAATACACTGAACAAATAAAACCATGGCAAAATATGGATGAAGCGAAATGTCAGGAATTATATACACATTGTTCATCTTTTTATCCTCCACACTTCTTTGATATTTTATATCAAAATGAGGATATTTACAAAGAAAAGGATTTATTTTTTTTCCCTGGATTAGATTTTTCATTACTCTTTAATTGTGAAGGCATTAGTGATAATACTCGACAAACAATATGGAAGTATTTACAATTAATTTTGTTTATGGTTGCTGGAAATATTAAGGACAAATCTATGTTTGGAGATACCGCGAATATATTTGAAGGAATTGAAGAAGATCATTTAGAAGATAAATTAAAGGACACTATGAATGACATTCAAGGATTTTTTAGCAAAATGAATATTGATTTATCGAATGACGAAATAGACATGAGTGATAATATTTTCGAAAAAATGGCGATGGATGATGATGATGTCGAGGATACCAGTGATAATGGGTTTACAATGCCAAATATGGAAAATATTCACAGTCATTTGAAATCATTATTTGATGGTAAAATCGGAAGATTTGCCAAAGAATTAGCCGAAGAATTAACCGACGATTTCAGTTCATTGGGTGGTGATCAAACAAATACTGCTGGTTTATTAAAACAAATGATGAAAAATCCAAAAAAGATAATGGATTTAGTCAAAACAATTGGTGAAAAAATTAAACAGAAAATGGATAGTGGTGAAATATCTAAAGAAGAAATGATGGGCGAAGCATCCGAAATTTTGAATAAGATGAAGGAAATGGGTGGTCAAAAAGAGTTTAATAAAATGTTCAAGAACTTCGCAGGCGGCATGGGTAAGGGTTCCAAAATAAATATGAGTGCTCTCCAATCAATGGCCAAACAAGAATCTATGCGTGAACGTATGCGAAGTAAAATTCAGAAAAAGAAGGATTTCACATTGAGTGAAAATGATACTAATGATTTAGTTTTTAGTATAAATTCCGAAGAAAAACAAGAACGTTCTATGGCTCCACCGGCAAAATCTGACGAAGAGCTTATTGCTATGTTTGCTGATGAAAAAATTAGTGAAACACCAAAGCCAAAGAAGTCAAAGAAGGGAAAAAAAGGAAAGAAATAAATATACTCACTATATATAATGGAGTTCAGTATATTTAAATTTATTAATATGTATATTTTTCTTGCTAGCTTGGCAATTGGATTATTTTTTGTTTATATTTTCGATTCGGATGATAAACGTATAATGGTTTATCCAACAAAGGAAAATATTGAATTAATTCAATACCGCGATAAAACGGGTAATTGTTTTGCTGCTAAACAAGAAAAGGTTGTTTGCCCAGCGAATAAGAGTGACATTAGTCAGATACCTATGCAAAGTTAAATATTTATATATATGTAAATATATAAATAGTATATATATGAACTTTAAAAGATTATTAACAACACAAACTGGTATTTTCTTTATATCTGTATTATTGGGATTAGGTTTAGCAACTTTATTTAGAAAAGTATGTAATGATAAAAATTGTATTGTTTTTAATGGACCTGTTTTGGATGAAGTAGAAGGAAAAATCTTTGAAGAAGATGGTCAATGTTATACATATACTTTAACAAAAGAAACATGTAATTCTAATAAACAGATCATTGATATATACAAAGAAGAAAAACAATAAATATTCGTTAATACATTTTTTTTTATTTGAATTCGTATAGTATATGGCCGAAAGTACTACACGAATAAGTGATTTACCGGATAATATCAAAATGACATATAATACAGATGAACCTGTACAAAATCCTACTTATAAACAAATGAATATTCATCCTAATCCATACGGCAACGGTCTTGCTCCGGATATAATGCCACAACAAGAACATGCCCGTCCGCCACCTTTATCCGATCAACAAAAACAAATGCTAACTACATCAGAACAAAATTTATTACCATCTCGCGACATTCCTATGGATTCAGTTAGTTTTCAAAATGATGAATATATTCAAGCAAATCATATTCCGAAACCTAAACTAACACATGATTATATTCAGAGTTATCAGGATTTGGAGAATCATAATTTAGCTCAACATGAATTTCA